ATTTGGTACGTACCGTAAAATTAAAATTCCTAAATGTTTGGATTTTCCTATACTTTTTGATGTTCAGCAAAATCACTTATTCTAACTCCTTTCAGTTTAGTTTCTTCTAAACGTCAAGAATTAGAATGCTTTTTGGTAGCGGGAAGTGGGATCGAACCACTGACCTCGGGCTTATGAGTCCTGCGCTCTAACCAACTGAGCTACCCCGCCAAGCGTGTTCGGTACGTATATGGTACGTGGACCAAATCCAACCTAAGCAATTCAAATTCTTTTACGAATAGAATTACTAAGACAATATAATATTTTATATAAAAACAAAATACTTTTTACGTACCAGTTTAAACAAACCTAAAACGCCTGACTTTCTTAGCTATAGCCTTTGGCTGCTTTGAATGCTGCTTACCTTTTTTCTTGTCTTTCCGTTTCGCTCTTGTCGTTGCCGCATATTCCGCAGCACTTAACGAACGGATGGCAGCAGTAGGCAAGTATCTTTCCCCAGTAATGCTTGATTTTTTTCCAGACTTTGTTCGCCATTTTTGTTTCCCCCACGATTTAAGAGATCGTTGCCTTCTTGATAAAGCCATTTAACGACCTACTTTTTTCATTGCAAGCTTATGAGCTTGAGTAAATGTTTTTCCTCTTCTCATAGCTTTTCTCATAGCCGTCATATGTTTAGCGGTATGATGTTTTTTATGTTTTGATAAAGTTGTTTTTTGTCTTTTAGTTAAAGATTTCTTTTTCATTATCTGTAGCCT